GTGAAAGTACGGCTGCCTCTTGCACGCGCCGGAAGACACCGCCCTGGTCATCCACGAACTCCGCAAGGTATTCTTGCCGATAGATAATCTCAGGTAAATCCCGCCGTGCCGCTTCAACTTCACTTGCTTGAATGTACGGATTATTGACAGTCGGAAACGTCCACGATTGCCAGCCCTCTTCGCCATTGATGCCGCGTTGATAGTTTTCCCAAAACCAGTTGCGCCCTTTTGGAGTACTGATAAATAATGCCTTGCCTAACCTGTCTGATAGCGCCGGTCTGATAGCCTCCGTCCACGCTTCTTTCTGCATGAACGCGCACTCGTCCATTACTACGAAGTCCAGCCCTTCACCGCGCAATGAGTCGGGATTGTCAGCCGATCTAACAGCCACAAAACCACCGCCTGGAAGCGTAACCATCCTATCCACCAGCCTGACCTCTGCATTCGGTATTTTGCGCGCAATTTGTCGCAATGGTCGCCATCCAACCTCGCTCGTCTTGTATGAAGGTGATACCCACCAAGCCCGCCCGCCCTTGCTTGCTGCGTCCAAACACTCGTTGACCCCCAGCCGCGTCTTGCCCCATCGCCGTCCTGCCGATAGCACTTTGAAACGCGCATCGCTGTTATGGACTTCGAGTTGCCCTGAATGAGGTTTAGTTTCAATGACTGTCGGCATTTAGGATTTATTTATGCTCCGATATACCAGGGTTTCGGTATTGGGAAATCGTAACTGGTGACTTTAACTAATTTTCCAGACCTAACAGCAGCACGCAAATCTCGTTTTTCTTCCTTGCTAAGTTGGCCGATGTCTACTACGCCGCCCCTGCGCATTGCGCGGCTGACTATTCCTCCGCCTCCGCCACTTCCACTACCTTTCGCCATAATCAGTTACTCCTTTTCCTCAGCATCGTCCCAGTTGACCGTGACGGTCGCTTTCGCGTCGATGTTCACCTCGTCTGGCACCTTGCCAAACGCCAATTCCAGCACGGCGCGCTGTTTCTGGAAGTTGTTGCTCGTAAGCCAGTCGCGCATAATCATCTCGAAGCGTGTCATGGAGATGGAGCCGTCTTTGTTCGTAATCGGCTCGTTGCCAATCTTCAACGCCAAAGCACGCGCCGCATCAAACGTGCGCGGCCTGCCTCCGCGATTTATGCGCGGATCGCCTTTCACAAAAGGCTTGCCAACCGCCTTTTTTGTGCTGTTATCCGCTGTATCTGTGCGTGCGCTTGCCATTTACAACCTACTTATCCGTTTGTTGGTCTGGATACCAAATCCAGCCCTTCTCACGCGCTAACTCTTCAGCCTTCTTCCCGCCGCCATAGCAGACAAACAAGATTGTCCCGCCGCCTGCGTGTTTGACCGCTTGCTCGTACTCTTTTACCGTTTCATCAAGCCTCTCTGAATAAGCGCGCGTACAATACGATTTCCAACCTTCTGGCACTCCAATAAAGCGCAAGTCATCGTGTCTGTGAGCAATATTCAAATCCACTATTGCCTTTACGCCTATGGACTGCAACCAACGGGTGATCCAACGCTTGCGAAACATCTGCCACAATGCGACCGCTTTTGGCATGTCCGTGTAAATGCTAAAATTAGGCTCGACAATCGCATAACACGCGCTGTTAGCAATGTTTATCGGGTCACGCCACACCTGCTCGAAGCGGTCGTCACTCACATAAAAGTGGTACGTGCCAGTCATGCGGTTTTTGCGTGCTTTCGTGCCCCAACCTATGAACGGCGCTTCCAGGTGATCGGCTTGCATATTGATGTCAAGCATCGGAATGCCGTACTCATTATCAGCCCCCCAAACAGCGTCGGGTACGCGGTAAACTAATGGCTCTTCGTCTTCTGCCTGCGGTTCTGGCACTTCTACTCGCTCCCGCTTCGCAATGTCGCTCATTATCTTATTGACACGCTCATTTTCAGTTTCTACCGAGTCCAATATTTCTTTCAGTTTCACGCGGTCTGTGACAGCCATTGCACCAATCGGGTCGAACGTAGATAGAATCGTGTCTTCTTCTTCAGGCGTTAGATCGACATAAGTCACGGGTATTTTTGATTGTTCAGTCCGTAAAGCCAATGAGACGCGCATATGCCCGTCTACCACAAAGCCGGTCGTCTGGTTCACAATCACGCCTTGCACGAATCCAACTTCGTCAAGTATGCCCTGCAATCCTTCCTGTTGCTCGGACGGGTGAATGCGCCAGTTCTTGGGGTTAGCCAATAACTGCTCAGGCGCTTCTTATCCGATTATTCTGTTTTTCCAGTTTGCCAATTAGCCTCTACCACCTTATATTTCTTTTGCGCAATAATCGTCTGGCGGCTTGAACTGAAGCATTATCAGGGTGGCCGCGCGCCGTTCTTTGCAACTCTTCAATTCTTGTAGGTGGTCTAATTTCGCCACGAGAAACCATTAGATCATATTCTTTTCTGAGAGATTCCCTTCTGCTCGCGTTTGCTTGAGACACTCTTAATTGCTGTTCAGCTATTCTTCTTCGTTGTCCTTCAGATGTATTAGGTAGTCGTTGAGCGGCAACATCGCTGCTGAATCGTGAAGCACCTCTTGAAGAAGCGTAACTCTCAAAATCTATAACCCTTGTTCTACCTGCACCCCCACTATCTTTAGCCATAATTAGCCTCTCGTAAACCCATCAGTCAAACGATAAAGACGCTGGTAAGCACGTTGAAGCTGCTCGCGCTTTTTTGCTAATTGGTCTGGAGATAACAAAAAGTCGTAAGTGTTGACTTGACGCGTCAAATCATTTACCTGCCGTTGCAACCTACCGATACTTGCCGAACTTCTGCTTCCGCCACTATCTTTAGCCATTCCACCTCCAGATCGCCCTCGTCTTCACTTGTAGCCTCGACCACGTCCACAGCACCTCGCGGTCGCTATTTTCGACCCTCGCCAGCGTGACCCGCCAATAGAGCGCGGTCAAAACTGCGCCTCGTGGACATCCGCTTCCAACTCGCTCACCCGCTCGCGCAAGTCGGCCATGTCAGCCTCGATCGCCATCAGCCGCGCAAGCAGAAGCCCGTACCAGTCCTCAGGCATCGCCATCGGAATGTCCATTCATCGCGTCAAGCCTTGCCGTCAACTCCGCCACCTGTTTTTCAAGCTCACGAATGCGGCGGTCTTTGTTGTTGACAATCTTGCTCAATTTGTCCACTTGCGTCTGCAAATCAGCATTTTCCTGTTGTAAATTCACAATAAGTGCTTCCCTGTCTGATAACGCAGAACGCAAGCCCGAAACTTGCGCCTCTAATAAATCCACTTTCGCGGCTAACTTGTCCGCCCGCTCATTCAAAGCATTGATGCGCGTCTCGTAAGCCTGTGACAGCGTGGCAACGCAGTCAGCCTGGATTTTCTTGCGGTTGGCAATCGCGTTCACGATCACCGCGCCGAGTCCGCCTCCACCGAGAAATATCCCGATTAGAGCGACAATATTGTCGCCCGTCATCCAACAGCCTCGTCAGGAAATAGCTCCAACACGGCCTTCTCAATCGCGGCATCAATCAAGTCCAGGTCAACGGTCAAGTGATTCGCCTCAAGCCAGCGTTCCGCAATCTCAATCGCATACGCCTTTTTGTCCGAGATCAATTCAGCCGCGCCAGCCTGTTCAGCCGCCTGCACCGCAAACTCCGCTGCAATCTCGATGTAGTCCGTGACGGTCGGGTTCAGCAACTTCGCCTTTGCCCAAAGCCCCTTCGCGAACCCCAAGAGTAGGCTCACCAAAGCAACCGCAAGCGGAGGCAATATTGCGATCAATACCGCTTCCAAAACCTTACTGATAATTGGCATCCATTCCATTCGTTAGCCTCCGTGCTGTTCGCGTTCCTGGTATAAGTGAGTTTCAGTGTGGCAACCATTTAACTTGAATTGCGGGTTTGCCTGCACGATTCCTTCGTTCACGTCAATCGAGAGATGCAGATAATCACGCTCACGATTCAATTCAGCCTGATAGTTCTGCATCCAAGTCTTCAGCCATTCATCCCATAAGGATTGATCGCTGCCGTATTCAATAATGCAGCTGGCGCACAGCTGCCGGTTATGCGGGATAGGTTTGCCGCAAACACAATTTCGCATCATCAATGTGCTCCTATTCTCTATGCACTTTCAGCATGCTTTTTAGAAGTTTCTTGCAGAATTTGCCCAATTCTGCGTTGTGAAAGCCCCACAATTGTGCCGATCTCTTCCTGCGTGTGCCCGAATGCGTAAAGCACCTCAATGCGCCTGTCACGCGGACTTAGCTGTTTTAGCAACTGTTCAAACTCGACCTTGCGCTCCACACTTTCCAAGTCTTCGCTGTCAAACAAATCGTCAATGTCAAAACCATCTATTTCCATTTCGCCTCCTGAGCGATGAATCAAAAAGCCCGAACCTACGCTCTATGCGTAAATTCGGGCTGCAATCCGATTAGGCTATTTAGTTGTAAGTTAGTTATGCTTTACGTTCTGTAAAATGTATCCTCAATAAATGCCTCAATGTGTTTCCAGGCATTTGTTGATTCCATTGGTTTGTCCAGTTCTGCAAAATCCCGCCATAAATCGTTAATGAAAGTCATTATCAAGATTTTCAACTCGATCAAGATTTCGTCTTTTGACTTCTCGTAACGCTTTGGCGCGGTTGGTTTTATGGCTTCGATGTTTACCCCAAAGTCAATTTGTCCGCGTTCAATATCATTCTCAGGAAAAACCTGCTTTGTCGTTGAAATGCGAAGAATAATGTCCGTTTCGTCTTCCAACTGGAGCGAAGACTGAGCCTCAATGATAGCATCAGCGATGTAATGTTTGTATAGTTTTTTCTGCTCTTCGTAGCTCATGCTATTTATGAGATTGCCATTAATTCTGAAATGCTTTTTCATTCCACCACCTCCCGTGGCTCAATGTTGACATATATATTAGCGTCGACAAACTCTGGGTCATAATCTGGCGATCCTTCCAGATTGATAAACTTTGTAACATCATCGGCTACCGACACTTTGATCGTGAAACCTGTAAGCCCTTTTGGATGCACACGAATATCGTTGGTTAGTGATTGTTTTATCAATTCAAGCACGTAGTTAAGAAGTATTTTCTCGGCGGACCTATAATCGTCTTCAGTTTCATAAAGTTGACGTGCTACCTTAATCCCTTTGCTAAAAGTCATTCCACCACCTCCACCCTCTGATATTATAAAGTCGCCTTTGACCTTCATCTCACTATCCCATTGATAAAGATTATCCCACACCGTGCTGTTCCATTTAGCAAGGTGATTTACGCTGTGTGGCGTCCATTTCCAGTCAGATGGGCTGGTTGTTTTTGCCTCACATTTGACACAACGAGCCGCAAAAGTATCACAATTTACACCATCGTCAACAGCGTAAACTACAACGTTAAAACTTTTACAATTCGGGCACAAAAATATATCTTCACTCATTCCACCACCTCCACCATCTGATTATACCGCTCGATTATCCGCTCCAGCAGCCTGTCCGTCACCGAGTAGTGAAACCCGTGCCCACACTCGCACACGCCGTCGATGTTGCGGGCGAAAGCGTGGGTAAGCAGAATCAACCCGTTGTCATCGACGGCGAATAAAATTTGTCTACACACCTCACACGTGACGATTTTCATTCGACCTCCGCATTCCGCTCTTCCCACTTGTTCAGCGCCTGCCAGACTTCGCGCGCGTCCGCCGGACTCAGCACGATCTCGACCCCATAGCCGTACTTCGTCAGGTACACCCATCCATGCCGCTCGATGAGTTCCCATTCGCCAGCGTAAATAGCCTTGCTTACGTCAACCATTGCTTGCCTCTAATTTGGCTTTGTATTCTTCTTCGGTTGTGAGCGGACAAAAGGGACACCGCTCTAAGAGATGGTTAAAGGGTTTTACATAAGTTTCGTGACCATAAATGCTGCAATCTACCACCGAAACCGGCATGCCTGTATAGAGGCTTATTTCGTGCCACACGCCCTTGAATAGCGGGCAATTTAATGCTGTTTCTGGCACTTTATCCATAATTACTGCTTTTATATTCATTTTGCCGCCTTTCTGCGGATGCCCTGCTTCACAAACCACGTTGACACCGCGCTTGCATTGCGGTCGTTGATCCCGATCTGCTGCGCCATCCAGAAGTAAGACCGCCCCTCGTCCGCCCACGCGAACAGTTGCGCTCGGTTGGCCTCAATGCGCTCAATGCTGGAAAAGTTGGTTCTCATTCGGACACCTCTGGTGGTGTAGTTGCCTCTATCAATGCGTTTCTTAGACCAACAGTATCATCGTCCGACATGCTGATTTCGCAAAGCAAGTATTCTTTTCCTCGAATTGCCGACCATAGCCGTTTCAGATATGCCATGAATCTTCCGCCCTGCTTTGAGTAAAAAGAGTTCTCATAGATCATCATCCACGCACCTTCATCGTCCGTCCATTTCTCAAATTTGACCAAATGGCAACCGCAAACACAACTAACAATTTTTGATATTTTTGGACTCATTCCTGCTCCTCGCTTTTATCGACGTAAATGATCTCGCCTTTTTTGACCATCTTAGCGATGCTCAATGCGCTGGAATAAATTCCGAGAGCAAAGCCGACAACAAGACCCACCAACACGCTTGCCAATCCAACAAACAGTAGCCAGCCGGTCATTCCTCGCCTCCCACCGTCACGCTCAACATCGCCAGCACTACCAGACCAACGCACGCGCCGATCACCATGCCGACCAACAATCCACTAACGAACGCCATCAGTTACCTCCCACCACTCCGTGTCTTCAATCAGCCAGTTGCGATCCTCGCACTCAGCCTCGATCAGCTTCCTCACCCGTGCCAGCGTCAGCCCGTGCACCTCAAAGCTCTCGCCGTTGTTGTGCCTGACGTGGTAAGTCCGCTGCTTGATGATGCGCCTGTCTTCTCTCGTGTCGGTTGCGTTCATTCCTGCACCTCCGGAATCCATTTATCTCTGCTTCTTTCTCTTAATCCAATAGAACAAAAAAACAGGGAAGAAAAACGGGAAAAACATATCTATCCCATATGGTGCTTTATCTGCCCATTTCAAAAGGCTACCGTTTTCATCATCTATTAGAGTCAGTACAACACAACCAATTAAATCCCAGGCGAATAGTAATGCTAAAATTATTATCCATATCTTCATTTCTGCACCTCCGGCGGCTCTGGAAGTGGCATCCAGTGGGTGACATTGGCTTGACCTGAATTCCACCAGTAATAACTACCACCGTCTATGAACGTCCAGTCTAAATGAATAGCCCCATCTTTCCACAATACCAAAACTTTTTCCCCCTCCGGCAACCTCTCGCTCACCGGTATCCAGTGGCGTTCTGCCTCCAACTCCGCAACGAACTCTTTTAGTTCACGGCGTTTTTGGTAGTATTTATCCGCCTTTTCACTGTAGCCAGACCGGTTGCGCCCACGATTCTCGCCAATAACAGCCACTTCATATTCGTTCATTAATTCATCGAGTTTGCTTTGTGTTTCGCTAAGTTCGTTCATTTCTGCACCTCCGGCGGTGTTGGCAGCGGCATCCAGTGGGTGACGTTCAATCTGTCCGCACAGGGTGCATACCACATCTTGTACTCGTCAATAAAACACGAAATTATCAAGCCACCCCTGCTAACAGCCAAAACATCCAATTTATCCTCCGGCAACCTCTCGCTCACAGGTATCCATGCTGGAAACGCTGGCTCTGGCGTCATTCCGATAAGCTCACGCGCATTCTTTAGCTCGGCTTCAAGTTCAGCAATGCGGAGGCTACCGTTAGTAATAAGGCTATATAGATACGTACATTCTTCATGCGTAAAGTACAGTCCTTTATCATAGCCACGCGCTGACAGCAACGTATTCAATTTGATTATTGGGTTACTCATTTCTGCACCTCACTTGACTCCATTTCTTTCATCTTGTTTGCAATTTCAATCAAATCGTCTGCGGTTAGATAGGAATCGTAAAGGATTTCAGATTGAAAACGCATCTCTTCGCTATCTTCGTCACGATAAATGTAAGCAGCAGCTACTCCGCAAACTAAGATTTCAAACTCATTGCTGTCGTATGTGCTTTGTTCAAAAACAACGTCGTTCATTCCTCACGCTCCTTTGCTTTGCATTTCCCATCCATGCCCGCACCTGAAACATGTAAAATCCAGGGTCGGACTAATCCTTCACCGAGTGAAGCTCTGTCAAACGCTTTTTGAATAGGGCATATAATTAGCGGAAATAGCTTATCATTGTTAAATGCCTCTTCTAAATCCACCGCCCATTTGCATCCATCGTAGCAATTGTTTTCTTGCCAGTGGTCATAGGACGCTCCATTAGGAAACGCGGGCATGGGTTCAAGTAAGTTGCTCATTTAGCCCTCCTTCCAGTCTCGGACAAGTTCACTCCAGCGGTCATCAATGGCGCGTCCCGCCTCGATAAGCTGGTCGTTGAACGCCTCCAGCTCGGCAATGCGCTTGTTCAGCGCGTCCTCAATCGGACGAGTGTTCCAATGTCCGATATTTGCCTCTGCCGAACAAGCGTCGCAATAGTTAAGGTTTATACCTTTCTCAGTACAAATATTAGTGCCACCACAAAACGGACACGGTTTCAGTTCGCTCATTCCTGCACCTCCGGAGTGGAAGGAAGTGGCATCCAGTGGGTGACTGTCCACGATAGAGTGCCACAGAAACTTAATTCTTTGCCGTCCCATTTGGCGTAGTAGTCAAGATAGTATTCTTCGCCATCGGTAGATAGCACTTGCTGACCTTCTTCCGGCAACCTCTCGCCCACAGGAATCCAGCGTTGCTTTTCCTCAAGTTCGGCAATGCGAGACTCAAGACCTGTAATCAAGCCGAGCAAACTTGCTGCATCTTCTGCATCGCCCTCAAATCCACAGCCGACATTGACCGCTATTCTCAAGGCTTTCTTGAATTTTTCGCTGTTCATTCCTCACTCTCCTTCCCGTACACAATTGTTTGCGTTTGTGTATCGTTAGGTGACTTATCATCCTGCCGCTCTATGTCACTATGAGCGGTGAATCGTTCACTTTCCGCCTCAAGCTCGGCAACATATTCGCGCAACTCTCTCTGCGCCTTCTCAATCCGCGTCTGCCAGTCCGGCTCACGCCCGCGCCCGAAGGCGACCGCCGCGCTCACTAACTCGTCAATCAACAAGTCTGATTTTGCGGTCATATGCCACGCTCCTTTGCAGTGATAATCGCATATCCGTCTCTGACTGTGAATTCGTAGTCAAATTTATCAACCCAGATTTCAAACACAATTGAATTGTCATCACGATACACTCTGGGACTATCACACTGTGCGCTTGATTCGGTATAAATCAGGCTTTTGCTCTGCCGTTTTACTGTTATATTAAAATCGGTTTTAGCCATTTTTCTTACGCTCCTCCCAGCTTTGGACAAGTTCGCGAAATTCTTTCTGCGGTTCGCCAAAGCTTGGCGAAACATCAATGTTTTCCCCCACCTCAATAAGCTGGTCGATGAACACTTCCAGCTCGGCAATGCGGGCATTCAGCGCATCCTCAATCGGACGGTTTTGCCAGATAGCAAGTGCGTCTCTGTCAGACCGAAACTTTGTACTGACTACTGTCGCATTACAGTCGGGGCAAGATATTAGCTGTACATACTGATTTTTCATTACGGTGTAATGTACCGGTAATTCACCTCCACAAAACGGACACGGACGTAATTCTTCGCTCATCTCATCCTCCTAAAACGCTATTTCTTGATCCGTCGGCTCGTCCTTGCCCGACAGAAACTTCACGGAGCTTGCGACGACCTCGAAGCTCGCGCCCCAACCGCCGTCCTTGCGCTCATACGTGCGCGGATTGCCCTGCGCGTCGGCTTTCAGCGCGCCTTCCACCAACACCTTGCTCCCTTTGTGCAGATACTGGTTGCACGTCTCGGCCTGCTTGTCCCAGGTCGTGATGCGATACCAGACCGTCTCGTCCTTCCGGTTGGAAGCCGCGACCGAGAAGGTCGTCACCGCCTTGCCGTCGGTCGTGTACTTCATGGTTGGTTCGTTGCCGCAATTGCCTACGATTGTTAGTTTGTGGTACATTTCATTGCTCCTTGTAAACTTGCTCATTGAATTTGTCAGAAATATCTACACGAACACAGTCGTCTTCATGCCAAAATTCGCCTACTACCAGTGCGTTTTCGTGCGTTTTTTCCGGGTCACCCATAAAGTTCATTCCGGTAACGACTGCGCATTCAATTAGTTTTCCGTCGAAATACCAAATCTTTAGTGGGCAATACCAATCAGTACCGCGCTCATTCACCCAAAACTCTTTTTTCATTTTTGCTCCTGTTTGATTGATTGATTGATTAGTTGCTCCACCACTTCCAGCGCCGCGCCGCTCTTGACCTGCTTCGTGTCGAAGCTCAGCACGCGCCAGTTGTGGACCACCGCCAGATTGCCCTTCTCGTAATCGCGATTGATGCCCACGCCCCGCCCGTGAGCGCCGCCGTTGTACGTGCCGCCGTTGATCTCAACCAACAGCCGCTCACGCAGGAACGCGAAGTCGAAGCGGAATTTGCGGCCAGGTATCGCCTAGTACTCGCGGACGTAACCAGTCAGCCCAGCCGAGTCGAGTTGCATTGCGAAGAGGTTCTCTAATGCCGAAGTCACTTCGCCCCCTGCTTCTGCTGGCGGTACAGCTCGCGAAAGTAAAGATGATTGCCGCGCGTCTCGTCTTTTACTCCGGCGTCCTTGTAAGGCGCGTAACCTTCCATGCCGGAATAGATCGTGTCAATGTCTTGTTGGCTGAACTCGTCCGAACTCACGTAGCCCTTCGCGTATGCCAGCCACCAGGCGCGCTCGTCGAACTTGTCGGCTCCGTGCCAGCGCGTAACCAGTGCGCTCTTTTGGATTACCTCGATCAACTCAACCGGCTTTGGCAAAAATTGTGAGCCGCGTGAGAGTGAGATTGTGGCCGCCTCTGCCAGCACCATGCGAGGGTATTGGCCGAGTACCTGGTGATAAGCACGCGCCCTGTCCGCGTCCACCGGCTGCCCGTATGCGGACGAAAGCCGTTTCATAATCAGGGTTGTTTCTTTCAGCGTACTCATTTATCCTCCTCAAAAATAGGCGCGTCTGCCAGAATTTCATCCAGTCCAGCGCTTAGTGGTTTTGCCGGCTTATGCCCGTTATTGACACGCTTTGCGCGGGTATCCACCTTGTATCCGTCCACCTTCCAGCGTTTTAGAATTCCCTCCGCATAACGCCAATTCGGCTTGTTGTTTCTGGCAGCTTCCCTAAACGCCTCCGCAAACCATTCAAGCGGATAGTCCTCAATCACGGCTAAAATGTCGGCTGTAATAGTTGGGGTCAACTTGCCAATTTCCTGTTCGTAGGTTTTTACAACCGAGTCAACAAGCTCATCATGCGCGCTCAAAATAGTGGTGGTGGTATCTTTTAATTCTTTATGGGATAAGGGTATTAGGGTATTAGGGTTTATAGGGGGCTGTTTGCTAAGCAAACCGGTTAGCAAATCGGTTTCTGTTTGCTTAGCTGGCCGCCCACCTTTTGCTCCGTTCTCTGCACGCTGTTTGTTTAGCAAATCTATTTCCTGTTTGCTTTTGTTGAAGGTTAGGAAGTCATGTATCTGATACCCACCTGGCACGCGCTCCCACAGATTTAGATCAACTAAGAGATTAGTTACCCTTTTGCCTGGAGTTTGGTAAGCAAGCCCGCAAAGTGCTGGTAACATCACGTCTGGAATATAGCCGTCTGTCAGGTTTGTGTTACTGTAAATCAATCCAGACAGATACAGCGCCATGCCGTAAGCCCCAGCACTTTGTATTTTAGGGTTCATCAGAAACTTGTCATCAATCCGAGTCCAGGCCATTAGAACAGTCCCGTCTGCATCACGCGCGCTTCGGCTCGGTTGAGTTCCAGCGCGTTGGGGATCTTCGCGGTCAGCAGAGCCTCGCGCCTCTCGCGCAGTTCCTTGATGCGGCTATCCAGATCACCGATTACCTGCCAGCGGTCTTCCTCGCTCGTGGCAATCCACCTGCCAGCCTTGCCAGCGTTGGCGCAGATAGGCCAGCCGTACTGCTTGACGAGAATCGCCAGAATGTCGCGCACCTGGCGCTCATGGAAGCCGACCCGCCCGGACAGGTCTTCAATCCGCACCGCGTTCTGCTCGCCGATATGCTCGGTCATGCAAGCGGCTACCAGTCGGATGTCAGCTTCGGTAATCTGCGCGGTCTTGAGGTGGTAGTATTCACGCGGATTCATTCCCCACCCCCGTCCAGAACGCGCAATATGCGCCTGAGTATTAAATAATGGTAGCTGGACGTTACGGGCAATTGCGTGGCCAAATCACTTTTCAGCAGAGTTTCAGCTTCGGTGATCCTGCACTCAAGTTCTGCAATGTAATCTGCCACTTCTTTGCAAGCTTCATTGTGGATTGTGTGTTCGTAATCAAATCTTTCGTTGTTCCTGCCGTCTGATTCTGCGTATTTTGTTGCTACGTCAAAACTACCCTTTAGCATGTCAATTAATTCAGATGCTTTTTGTTTGCTCATGCCTTCCTCACGCTTACGCTCGGTGAGCCCTCAGTTCTGAATTGTGCGATTTCGGGATGCGCGGCGGCGTAACCGTCCAGCGCTTTCGTGTCCCAGCTTACTCGCGGCTTCGACCAAACGAAGCTGTGAAACGTGCCTTTGATAGTCCTGCCAGCTTCCAAAATCTCTTGTTTGATCTCAGCTTCCAGCATTGATTTTTGTTGTGAAATGTCTTCAGCTTTCGGGTCAAATTCCGCGTCAATTTCCGCCAGTTTTTCTTTGATTTCCGGCGTAAGAACGCTGTCAATCAACGCCTGTTTTTCCTGGCTGATTGCGTCAATTCCAAACGCTAAATCCGAATACTTTTCGATCTTCCCGTAGATGTCCATTATTGGATTTCCTTATTCGCGCGTGCCTTGAGAATGACCGCGATGGCCTGCTTCTTTTCGTTGTACTCAGCCCGTTTCGCGTCATCAATGCCGTTCTTCAGCCCCTTGTTGATCCCCAGCACCATCGCTTGCAACTTCTCGCTCGGTATCTCGCCGTACTTTACGCCCTCGCTGTTCACGATTGCGCAAGCCCGTTCGATAGTCATGGTCTCGCTTTCGCTCACAGCCTTAGCTTCAGCAGGTTTCTCAACTGGCTTGGCTTCGCGCGGTTTCAATTCGGCAGGCTTCGGCTCGCTGTTACCGTCGGTGTCTTCATCCGAGTACATTCCCAGCACTGCCGAGAGCGTGTAACGGCGAAGGTAGGTGATGATTGACCCGGCCACCTGCGCCCCGCTTTTGCCCTTTTCGTCTGCCAGTGGTAGACTGAGAGATGACGAAATCCATTCGCCCGATGCGTGCGTCAGGACAGTTTCCACGCCGACCCGATCGCCATCGTTGAATGGATGCTGCGTTACCGCCAGACCGTACTTTCCGAGTGTCGGTTTGGCGGTGTCGATGATCGACCCTAAATCCGCATAGTTGTTCTTCAAGAATGGATTGACTGAATTGAACTTGGCTGCGTGCATTTCTGCCTGAGCGCGGGATAGAGCCTCCGCCAGCTTGCCGATCGTTTCTGAGTGGTTCACGCTATTACCTGTTCCTTTCGTAGGTTGCTGATTGATTGTTGCCATTCGTGCCAAAGTCTGCTTTGCACCCTATTCAGCACTTTGATCTCATCCTCAATTTCCCCCAACTCCGCCCAGGGTAGCGGCTCAACGTCTGATAACCTGATGTAGCGCGCTTCCAGATTGTCGATCTTGCTTTCTACTTCCAGCAGGTCAAGCGGCTTCCCGTGAAACGAGTGCTTAGGCCAGTAGAAGAGGTCTGCATCGCGGCTGCTCATGTCAATTCCCAGCGCGGTCATTTCTTGCTCCTTTCGATATGCTCATAGATTGCGCTTGCCAGTACGCCGGTCAACATTACGGCTGCGATTATTGCTGCGGATATCAGGGTGTCGATGAACATGGCTACCCCTACAAACAATTGACGCAGTCGCTGATGGAAGATCCATGCTCCGCGTCAAACGCCACGTTCTCGTCAAACCACTTCTCGTTGACCAAGCGGCGCATCGCAGCAGATCGCGTTTCGCCTGGCTGGCGGATGTAATCCAACTTCGATAAGTCGAGCTCGGTCATCCTGAGTGCTATTAGTTCGGTGTAATTATGTTTCGTCATTCTTGCTCCTTTTCATTTCAATTTCAGCTAACATAGTGACAGCGCCACAGCAGGCGTCTACTTTTCCTGGTGGTACCTCACCAACAAAGCGCCCGCCACCATCAACGCGCTTAACATAATTACGCGCATCCTTCTCAGAAGTGGCATAAACCGCTAAGGTCCAGTCTTTGCCGCTTCCAGGAATATCGGTGAATAAATAAACTCGGACCATCTATTCCTCGGCTGTTCCGTAGCGATCCATGCCGAAGGTCAAAAGCTGGCATTTTCTCCACCTTCCGCGAGGGCTGTAGCGGACATTCACGTATGCTTGATTGGCTTGGTATAAATAAGGCTTGCCAGTCTCAAGATTGTACCGTCTGACCGTTACGCTGGAAGGCTCGCTTATGGCTACCATCTGCGTGCCTCCGTGACTGAACTGAGATAAAGCCTCTTCGAGGCTGTCAAAGGGTGAGTAAAAACCAACTGTTTCCGTGATGCGCGCGTCCATTTTCATTGCTCCTTTTCCGTGTTTGAATATAGTATACACCCTTGTTATACAAAAGTCAAGAGCAATTTACCACCAATTTCAAAACTGGATGCGCGAACAAACCCGCCTCGCCAGCGGTTGGTGGTAGATTATCCCTGTTCAGACGCTACTATTGATTTTGGGCTGTTTTTTCGCGTCTAACGGAATTCTGGAAGTTTGTTGACATAACACAAAAGCGCCTGCTGGTTAGGCAAGCGCTTGAAGGTGGAGCTGGTGGAATTCGAATCCACGTTCAGTTAGGGCATTGCCCAAACCCGATCCCTGTCAGCCCCGTTTTATAGTTTGGCACACTTTCGTTTTAGAGTTTGGCATAATAGACATGGAACGTCTATTTACCCTTGCTATTCTACCGTTCTTGTTACCGTTTCGGGTGATTCGGCGGTAGATTGTTTTTGTCAATCCGTTGACATTCGCACTTATTCTAACGAGTTTTGTCAATCCGTTGCATTAACTCGCATGACTTTTGCGGTATCGCATCCCTGCTTTTCCGGCATTGCATACCAGCTTTGCAAGGATTGCCCCAAATGTCATGTGCGAATAACCCCAAAAGTGTCGCACAATGATACACAACCGGATTTGTGTATCACCCGTGAGCGGCGTCAGGGTTGTACTTATCCTTGACGTACCAGCCCTGCCCCTTGAAATGCACGTTTGCAACCTGATACACTTTCTGCAAAGTAACAGAATTGCACTCAGGGCATACGGTTATCGGGTCGTCGGTGTAATGCTGGAACTTCTCAAATTGTCGCAAGCAATTATCACAATGGTAAACGTAGACGGGCACTATTGCACCTTCCTGTAAGCAGTAGCAGGCTTGCCATTGGCTGTTCTAACCTGCCGCGCGGTGACTTCGCCTGCTGACAGTTTCGCTTTCAACGCCGCCGATGCCTTGCTCCACGAACAGCCGGTGTAATCTGCCACGCCTTGCGCGGTCACTTCGTCCGGCTCGATTTCAGGCAATGAGAGTTCGCGAGCGAGCTCAATAAGAAGTTCAAATTCTGTCATAGTATTGTTACCTTTATCCCGTCAGGTTGCCCGCGATAACGCGCCTTACTCAGATCCAACTTGCCGTCATTCAAAAGGATTCCGCCGATGTCCGAGCGCCTGGTATTGCCAGCCACGCGGTTGGCATAAGTGGTGCGAAGTTGCCATGACGGGCATTGAATCAGCCTGGTGTTTTCGAATTTCGAGCCGCTGTCATCCATAGTGTGCAAGTGACCCCGAAAGATAAAGTGCGGCAAGGGCAGCCCGCTTTGCGCGTAATCGAGCATAATCTCAGACGCAAGCGAAGCCGCGCTGGAAGTCCAGGGTCGAAAGCCAGCCCTGCCATGATGAGCCAAGTCGACCAGCACGCCGTCAATGTCAATGGTCATCTGCTGGTCGATAAAGTCAGCGCCCAATCCCTTGTAGAGATCGCTTTCGGTCGCGTGATCTGTGCCAGCGTGAACAGCCGTTCCAAGTATGCCGATGAACTTGTCCGCAATGTCACGATAAGGCATCAATAGCGTCTTTGCCATTTCGACTTGGTCGCCCACTTCCTGCACGAGTTGTGTGGACCCGTGATGGTTGTAATCAATCACGTCCCCCAAATGCGCCACGATGATGCGGTGTTTGCGGGCTTTGCTCTTGACGTAATCGAAGAAGTCAATCCAGTTCGCGTAAAGCCACTTTTGCAAGCGGTTGGCTTCCATCGTTTGCGCCTCGTAGGTCGAGCGATTATGCACGGTGAAACGCAACGGCGATACAGCGGTCAATGAGCCGATGTGAGTGTCGGATAAAACAACCAGGATTGTTCCTGTCACCTTTCGACCACCTTGATCCAGATTGTGCGCTCATCCGTCCGTCCTGCGCTCGTTGTAATCTTGCACGCAACCTTGTAATTCTGTCTAGCCGTACCACCTGAGAGCCAGACGGTCACCTTGCCGGAACTTTCGCTGTCGCTGTCTTTTGTCAGCCCCGTGTCAACTGTAACAACGCGGCTGGAAATTGTCTCGCCTGATCCCAACCAGGGGTTTGTGCTGTCGTTCCAGTCGAACACCCAATCGAGCACGGCTGACGGGTCTTTCAAGTATTGGTTATTTGCCATAAAACTCCTTAATCATCATCAGTGCATTGCATCACGGAAAGCGTGCGGTTTTCGGTCAATATTTCGTGGTTACGATCTTCAGTGGCAATCAATAGCGTTCTGCCTTCCGCGATGATGATGTAAATTCTGCAATCAGGTGTTGGGGTCAGAACAATGGTTGTGACTTTGCCCCAATACGAACCAGCCCAATATGAGTCTGCCCAATAGCTGCCACCCCAATAAAGGTCATCCATCATTACACCGTCAAAGTTACGTTAGTTCGGTTTTTGTTCGCGTCAACTGTTGTCACAATTACATCGCTTGCATCATCCACACCCCTGAACGTAAGGGTAGCTGTTCCGCCTCCGCTCAACTTGCCCGCCAGAGCCGCTGCCATGACTTTCAGCAACTGCCGCATGGTATAAGAGCCAACAACCGCCTCGTCCAGAATAGCATCCACGCCAGCCGCCGAAAGCGACGCGCCTGTGATTGCGCTAACATCTGCCTTGTACTGGTCGGGGTTATCGAGGTCGGCTTGTATGGCGGTCATGCGTGCGTCATATTCATTTGCAGGTGCAGGGCTTGTTGGCAGGTTGTTCGTCTTGCTTTCAATCGCTGCAATTCCAGCGTTGTCAGGTGCGGTATAAGCGGCAGCGGTCATCAATCCGCTCACGTCTGCTTTGTACTGTGACGGATTGTCAAGGTCGGCTTGCACAGTTGCCAAAGCAGTTGCGGTAGCCAGCCCTGATTGTATCTTCGTGACCGCATCCGCCTTCACGCCATCCGCCGTCAGCCAGTCCGTAGTCACGGCAGGAAGGTTTGTCAGGTTCGTGACAGTCGTCAAAGTGCCAGCCGTGATGTTAGTCGGTGTGGCAAGCCCACTCACATCAGCCTTATAATCGCCGATTGTCTCACTTGGCACGACCTTCTGGTTCTTACCGCCGAATGCGGTTGAGGTAGTGTGGTCTGCGATTGCTTCATCCCAGACGGCATCGGCAACGCCAGCCGCAGTAACCCCAGCTAGTTCAAACCAGCGCGTAGTCCAGTCAGGCGTGGTTGTGTCGCCAGCCAAGCCGTCAACATAGACGGTCAGCACGTCGCCGTTCCGAACCGTAATCCAGCCGGATTGCGCCGAGATTGCGGTCAAGCCAGAAGCCGCTGTCAAAGTCGTTTGCGGTAACAAGCGGTAAGCCGAGCCAGAGCCGCCAATCTGCCGTGTGACGTACATGACATAATCGCCGTTGCCAGCCACCGCGTCTATACTCACATCGCACATGACGAGCTTATCGCCTGTTGACGTGTAAGCCCCGACTGCGGTTGCCGCGCTGATGTCTACATTCGTTCCTGTATCTGTTTCGATGTAAGTAAGGACTGCCATAATGCCTCCCGATTAGCCGATGCGATTGACGAAGTTATCGATTGCCGCCGAGTTGATTTTGATTGCCGCGTCCTTGAAGCCGAACAGCGCCTGAATGCTCACCCAGTCCGCTGTGCTTGCGCCAGCCTCGTCCATGATGAGCTTGAGCCGCTTCACTTCATCCTGCAAGTCGGTGGTGCGGTCTACCAGTGAGCGGAACTTGCCAGCCAGTCGGCTTTCGTTGCCTTGTAATTCGATGTGTGAGTTTGCCATAGTAAAGTCCTCCGATTAGATTGATTAAAGTGCCGCGATTGCGGTGGTTAGGTCTGCAATATTCTGTGGGGTCAAAGTGGCTGAATAATAGGCGAAAGCCGTTATGTAGACGTTTGACGCGCCAGCAAGTGTACTGTTGGAGTTATATCCGCCGATGTAACATTGTGGCGTATTCAAGGACGTGCCGGTTGGCAGTGTCCCTGTTTCTGCTGTTCCGTTTTTGTATGCTTTATTTCCAGCCATAGCCAACACGCCCGATGCAATAACGCTCTTGACAAGACAGTTTGCACCAGACCAATAGCGGCATCCCGGTGCCGAGTGATATGGTTGAATCAAAAAATGGTCAGCGCCTCCAATATAGCACCCGAACAATGCTCCATTACTTGCCTGCATGTCGTTAAACCGGACTATTGCAGAGCCAGTTTGCATAACCGGCGAAAATCCGCATTTTAAGTATTGCGTTGACCCATTGAATTTCCAGCCAGTCGAACTGTCCCAAGTTGGATAAGCAGTTCCGTCTGCCGCATTATATGTTCCGCTGTTTGCTAAGTTCACCTTTGAAGCCGCATAACTCGCCGCCCCCTTCGCCTGATACGCCGCAACGCAACTGGTTATCGTGCCGTCAAGCGTCCACCAAGTTGTGTAACTTGCCTTCGCCGCCTGACTTGACGGCTGGAACGTTGGGCTGAACGTGCGCCCGAATACTGAACCGAATGTCATGCTTGCCTCCGTGAATATGAGCCGTAACGAATTACCTGCTTCGGGTACATCTGCGATAACTGCCCAATCGTGCCAGTCCAGGGGTCTGCGATGATGACTTCGTCCCCCATAACGCCGATGCCCAGCACCCAGTGCATCTCAATCAAGGGCGTGTCATCGTTGAAGTCAACGTACATAATGGGCAAAACTCCCGCTAAAATTACCGCTTTTATCTGTTGAGCGGTAGGAGAGTAGACAAACCCGTCAAACTTCATGTCGGGATACAGCCGCTCAATCGCATCCCACAGGAACAGATTGCCGTCCAAGTAGCCGTCATTGTCGGTAAGCCAATTGTTCAATTGGAGCGGATTGCTCGCGTGCCCGAAGTAATTGGCAGCCATCGAAGCGCAAGTCATCAAGCAGCCGTTTGCGCCGATTGTGCTGCGCGTCCCGAGCGGATGAGCCGCCCAGCGAATGTCACGTTGTGAGTAGACTCCGCCGTAGTACGCATAATCGCCGCTCATGGGTGGTGGTAGCGGCAAGTCGTCAACTCGCTCCATCCACGTGGCAGAAGACCACGCTTCCGGTGCAACCCTCCACCAGCCCGTCGAGTGCGTTTCGTAGACTGGCACGATCGCCTGAGATTGAAGCCAGTCCGATTCAGGGCGTACCAAACCTGCTGGAGTATAGCGTGTGCGCAGGCGGTTCGGTGGCGTGGTGACTACGCGCGCGTCAAATAGTTTGTCCTCTGTTGGCGGTTCAGGCACTTCCGTTTCGCCCACCCACTCCGCGAAGTCAGCATCATCGCCAAAGAAGCGGTTGGTGTCAAGATTGCCGTTGTAGCCTGGAAGCCTGCCGGTCGAAGTGAATTGCCACAGCCACCAAGAGTCCCAGCCAGTCGGCATGAGCGGGTACGGGTTGGTCGTGTAGTGCGCCACCCACAACTTGCGGTCTGTCAGATAAGCCCCGCCCATAATCGCGTTCCACGCGCCCTTGCTGGTATAGATGCCCATGTCCGGCTGCCGCTCTGCATATTCCAGCACGTTCTGGCGGTAGAGTTTCGTGTTAGGGCGGGTGTCCTCAACGTCAATCCAGCAGCCGAGCCTCATATCCTTCAAGCCCACAGCGATGTTGAACGCATCTACCTGTGCTTTGATGCCAGCATTGCCGATGATGTAGTGGTACGCCCCCACCGGAATGCCCCTCGCAGTAAACTCAGCATAGTGGCGCTCGAAGGCGGTGTCCTTCCAGATGCCGTAGCACGCGCGGAGTATCACGCCGCTCACGTTGGCAGCCAGCAGATCGTAGTTGATCGCGTCAGGGCGTTGGTAGAAGCTGATGTCGATGATTGGTTTCATTTCGTGTACTCCTCGTCCGAGCCTGCGCTGTCAATCTCAAAGTGGATGTCAAAGCTGTAAGCGTCTGCGTTATCTTGCACGTTTACGTCTACTTCTGCCCCGCCAGTAAACAGCGTGCTTTCATTAGCCACATCTCGCCAGATTTGAATGAGCAACAGGTCAGACAATCCAGCCCCTTCAGGCGGCGTAATGCTGCCGAACTTCGTGATTTGATTGAGCGTGCCAGTCGTCCACTCGTAGGCGTTTTCGGTGTGCGCGACGCGAGTCCAGGATGTAGCCAATAATGCGCCGTTGGTTTCCCAAAGCCAACTGATACCAAAGTTAGGCATTGCTGCGGCAGTCTGCTGCCAGTGCAAGTGCGGATATACTACCGTTCCTGTCTTCCAGCGATGCGACATCTGGATGGTCATTGACAGCCAGTCGTCATTCCAGTCGCAGGTTTTTAGAAAGCGAACCGTCGTTCTGGTTGTGTTGTAGGTTATGTGGCTCGAAGGCGACTCCATCTTCTGCCCGACCAGCGAGTATTGCAGATCGTCAAAATAGGTGTCGGGATAGATACCGGTCTTCGGCTGCTGTTTCACCCTCAGCCGCTCAACTTCACGCTCCAACTTTGTCAACCGCTTCAGCATCGTTTCGTCGAAGTTACTCACATTTCACCTCGCAGCTTGATGTCCAACTGCTCCCCGCCGTCCTGGTCTACCCTTACTCTCACGCTCCCCACATGGCAGTCCACATGGTAGCCGAAAGCCTCCGCACTGAGTACATCGCCAAACTGGTAATGAATGCCGAATTGCATTCCCGGCGTGTCGTGGAGCGTTCCAGTCAGAACTTGACGCGGTCTGAACTCGTCCAGCGTCGCATCCCCATCCGCTTCCAAAGCTGCGGTGGTGGAGTCATCGCGGCTGTCTTTGAAATACTCGCGCCGATTCCACTTGCTTGCGCCGATGCGCGTGGCATTCGTGCGTGTCACCCACACACGCGCCGCGTCTTCCCCTTGCCCGGCAACCAGCACACAATTCCGCTCTTCCGCATGGTAAGTGCCAAACGTCGCTTGACTCAAGTTGCCGTATTGCTTGCCGACCAAGCGCGGATCACCAGACGCTCTTCCGTGATTTTGTCCTCTTTGCCCGGTGTAAGTCCGAAACTCGAATATTCCCGGCGCTGTTCGTACCACGTCAAAGCCAAGCCAAACGCCGCCTTCGTTGGCAAGTTCTGCCAATTCCTGAATAACAGTCAGCACGTTCCGATAAGCGAATGCCTTTGTGATTGCCGACCCGCCAGCGCTCAAGTCCGGCGCGCAAGCCAGCTTTGTCCGGCTTGTCACAGCCGAAGTTGCACCGAGCTGTTCTTCCACGATCGCCTTCATCATGTCATCAGGATGGTCGGTCTTGCTTGCCGCCGCCGCGCCTGAATATGCCCACACGATAGCGGTGTCGAGCAGCCAGTTAGCGTCAAAGGCGGTCAGCCTTATGTACTCCGCGCCTTCCAAGTCCGTCCAAAACTCCCAGTTCTGCAAGAAGTAGGCGGTTTCATTCTGCAATTCCAGCACGCCATTCTTCTCGCGCCACACCTCGAAGATGTCACCGACCGAGAATTGATCGTATTGCATCAATCCGCGCGGTATCTCAACCACCAACCCGCCGATAGCGTTCTGACTCTTGATATACTCAAGGCTATTGAACGCCTGAATTACGCCTTTTCTGACTCCCTCGTGCGTGTACCAGACAAGTTCATATCTCATTACAACAACGCTCCATCAAGTCCCCAAAATTGCGGTGTCCAGGCAATCCACGCGCCAGAGTTGGAGTCCGTGCCCGTCATGAACAGCGAGAGCGCGTTCGAGCCCGGCTTCAGGTAGAAGTCGCCATAATCCGAGCCGGGTATCACGTAGCGCATCAGGTTGCCCCTGCCAGCCCACCCGCCCCTGAACTTCAGGTTGAGCGGGTCGAATTGAAGCCCAATCCACTCGCCCGCGTTGAGCGTCAGCCCGTCGAACATGACCGACTTCCCGGTCGTGTAGTTCGTGATGGACTTGAGCGTGCCCGGCCCGTTGACCGAGATGAACGGGTACGTGTTGGCTGAAGCCGATGTCAGTTCCAGATTGAGCGCCACCAGCCCCGTTTCCGCGTTTTCGTCTGGGTCTTCCCCTGCGGTTGAGAACGCGCCGACGATGTACAAAGAGCCGTCGGAGGCGGGTAGGATTGTTTTAGCCACAGCGGTTCCCGGCAGGTTGATATCCAGCGGTTGCCATGCTCCGTTAGACCAAACAGCAACTCGGTCTGTAAGCGTCAATCCGCCAGCGATGGTAAATGAGCCAGAGACATATACTTTGCCGGAATTAACTACAATCTCATAAACAACATTGTTTGTCCCGCTCCCTAACGACTCCCATTTCGAACCAGACCATTTTGCAATGTAATCTGCGTTAGCGATTCCACCGGCGTTTGTGAAATTGCCGCCGACAAATAGCAGTCCGTTATAACCAAAGGCGAGTGAATGTATTCTGCCGCTTAACTCAACCGTCCCTACTCGATTGAACGCACTCCCATCCCAGAAGCACAGACAATCACCATAAGTTCCGTCCGCGTTAGTAAAATTGCCGCCGATGTATAAATTCCCATTAGGAGCAAAAGCAAGTGAATCCACTACTCCATTCAAGCCCGTAGATAGAGCACTCCAAGCAGCTCCGTCCCATTTAGCAATCGAGCTCGCGCCTGAAACTCCACCCATTGCGATAAAAGTTCCGCCGACATAGACATCACCTTCAGGGCTAATTGCTATTGCTCCAACAAACTCCAGCACCCCCGCTATGCCAATACCGAGAGCATTTACGGTTGGCGTTCCGCCGGGTTCCAGCCCAGTTATTTTTACAATCCCATCGCCATAAATTCCACCCCAATTTGCAAAAGCACCCCCAACATATAAATCACCATTCGCATCAAAAGCAAGCGCTTCAATGTGATCAGACGCGCCGGATATTACCGCTTCCCACGCTTCACTAACCGGATTCCAGCGTGCCAGATTATCAGCGTTCGCTTCAGTGCCTGCGTCTGTAAAGCTGCCCCCCACATATATCTTGCCATCAGGTGATTCAGCCATGCAACTGACCTCGCCATTCAGCCCCGTAATCAGACTCGCATACGCACTGCCAGTCCACTTGCACCAGTTCCCGTCCGGGTCGCGCTTGACGATAAACTCAGCGGGGAAGTCTGCATACAGGTTAAGCGCGTCACCTTCGTTATACGCCCCGTCAAGCAAGCCGCTCGGAATAGCGAAGTTCAGCACCGCCCTCTGGTGCGAAGGAATGTCGGGCGTATCCACCAATGAAGCAGACAATGGAACGCACTTGATGTCCACCGGCTGAGTAGCCTCGTCACCGTTTGCGGCAAATCCCTGGTAGCGGATGATGCGCTGTTCGTGCCCACGATAGTCCGCGCCCCAGTTTATGCCGAATTGTTCAGGAACGCTCATGTTACTCAACAGGTCGGGCCTTAGCATGTCAATAACCGCCTTGCGATTCGTTTCAATCGCACCCAGTGTTGAGCCGATAAAGTCCACCACGATTGAGAATTGCCGGGACTTCCTGATGTGCGTTTGGTACATATCGCCGCCCGCCGTCATCTTGGTCAGGATTTGATTCCAGTCGCCGTGCCCGAGTCCGCTCACGCTCACAATCTCGCAGTAGGTAGACAAGTCAACGAGTTCGCCGCCTAATCCGGTGTTAGCAGAACGCTCCGAAGGTGAGTTGCGGATTGTGCCAGTCCACCGGCAACCAGCGGAGTAACCGTCAAAGTACGTACTCGCCGCGCTTGCCTGCTCGAATTGCGCGCCGTCTACATAATAAGCGTCGGTAGATGCAACCGCATCCCTTATCACATAAACGCGATAATCAGTCGCTGTTTCAGCAGCCGCATGGCTTACGCTCACCCGCTGCCAGTAACCGGTCGCGGTGAAGGTGGTCGTTGCTTTGGCTTTACCGGAAACGTCGGCAATATAAATCTGCATAGCTTGTCCTGCCACACCCTTCACGTCGCAGCTAAAAGCGTAGGTCACGCCGTTGTTGACAGTCAAGCCAGCATAGTACGCCCCGCTTGCCACGCCGGTCGCGGTGTTGACCTTCATCGAGTATGCGCCTCTGCGCTGGTAATCGCCGGACTCCGCAATGGTCACGCCCGCCCCGCTTGCCGCCCAATCCTCTTCAAAGTCGGGTGAAGCGAAGGCCGGATTCTTGATCTGATTGATAGCCGCTTTCGGCTTTACTACCCAGAACTTTTTTTGTGTCAATACAGGTGCTGTCATTATGCCCATGCCTCCATCAACTCAAACGCCGTCCGAATATCCGCCGGATTGCTGCTCGTCGGCATGGTCAGGTTGTACACATTGCCGCCCTTCTTGCTGCTCGTCACGCCGCTCATGGCTTGCGCAACCGCCTTGCCAATCCTGTCAGGGTCAACCGCAGACCCACCCCCGTAAAGAGCGCGCGCAAGTGCACGTTCTGCATCCGCCCGGCTCAACACAAACCCATCGGCGCTTGGCACGAACACCTCGCCTCGATAGCCGTACTCCTGCCAGTTGTAGGGGTTGCCAGCATTGACAGCGCCGCCTACCGCTTCTTGCGGCCCTCCAATGTCGTGTTCATCTTGCCAATCGCCAGGTACGCCGAATTCGTATTGCACTCTGAATATGGCTTTCGCTTCTTTATCCTTTAGCGCGTAGGCTTGCAACAGGTCTAAGGTAAGAAATGCGGCAACTGCATCAATGCTCACATTGCCGGTCTTTTCGTCAATCGCGTACCCGTTGATGGTATCCATCGCGTTCCCATACGCCTCTATCGCCGCCTGCGCGCCTTCTTCGGACATGTAGCCCATGTCAATCGCCATCTGCATATAAGCGGCAAGTTCGGTTTCTGTCACCCCACCGATTGCAATCGTAGCCTGGAACATGTCGAGCGTGACGCGGTTTGCAAGCTCGGTCATGGATGCTTTTAGTTCTTCAACTTTGCCTTTGGCTTCTTCGTACTTTTCCGAGCCGATTGGATTGTTAGCCATTATCGTTTCTTGCTCGGTTATATCTTCCAGAATATCGGTATACTTGTAAGCCAGGTCTATAATGCCTTTATAGTTGCCTCCAAGTGAGGTAATATTCTCAAGCTCGGCTGCCATTGCCGCTTGCGCTAATGCCGCCGCCATTGCCGCGTCTGCAGCTGCCTGTTCAGCAACAGTTAGTTCTTCAGTGGAATTAGTGGCATCTCCATTCATATCATTCAATATGCCGAGATGGAACTTCAGTTTTTCAACCTGTTCTGAATATGACCCTGTGACTGTTGTCGCGTCTTTTATGATTAATTGCCAAGTGTCAGCACCTATGCTTCCGGCAAATAACGCCTTATCCGCAGCAGCATAGAGATCGTCAAACAAGTTTGCCATCTCTGTCGGGTCTCCAGCGAGATTGTTAAAAACTTCTGTAAGCGCCGGAATAACTGCCTTCCCAATTTTGACTTTGAAACTATCAAATGCAAGTCCCAAGTCCGCCAGCGCCACTTCATAATCCTTTGCTGCCTGGATTTCCTCTTCCGTAAAAATCAAACCAGCGTCTTGGACTTCTTTTACCCCGCCAGCAATATTTTCAAGCATCGGCGCGATTTCATCGCCAGCTTCGCCGAAGTTCTCGGTCAGCAACTTGGCTTTTTCAAGAGGGTCTTGAAGATTTACATATTCATCGGCAATGGCGACCAGATTGTCAACAGTCGGTGCAATTCCATTTTCATTCAAGTTTTGCATCGCCTTGTAAAGATCATCAAACGGAACGTCCGCCTTTTCAGCTTCAAGCCGAAGCGCGCTTAATGTCTCAGGCGCGTCACCGGAAACCCGCATCAATTCTTCGACTTCGCCGGCCGCTTCGAGTGCTTTACCAACCGTGCCCTCATAAGCAAGGCGGGCAGCTTCAGCAAGCTTCATACCTACTTCAATCGCTTGGTTGATTCCGAGCATGGCAATAGCAACGTTATCTTGAAAATCGCCAAACGATCTGCTGCCGACTTCTTCCGTTTCTTCAGCAGCCCCGCCAAGTTCGCCTATCTTTTCTTTGGCATTATCAATGTTTTCGCCGCCCTCGAATAAGGCCTTGATTATTAATTTTAGGTCAGCCATACTTCTTCCTCAATTTCTCAACCTGATCCACAATTTCCCATACTTGCTCATTCTCGCGCTTCCACTTTGCCGTTTCGCCAGGCTTATTGCCCTCGCGCTTGTAAATCCTGACCGCTTCATAGACGTTATTTACCTGCCGCATTTTCCGCAGCAAGCCCGCCGGTTGATCCATCACGCCCCCGCTGTAAGGTAAGGCGCGATAGTTCTCGCAATTGACTGCGAGCTCAAGCAAGGCGGGCATGTCGGGTCGCTTTCCCTCCGCATAATCCGCAGCGGCAATCAGGATAAAGGGTCAATGTTCATTGCCTCCGCGATGACCTTCGCCACACAATCCGCCAGCCAAACTATGTGAGCTGGCTTTGCGTTATCTACGTCTTCCACTCCCCACTTCGGTTCGGTCATGATGCCGTGCTTTGCCGCGCTTCTAACGCTGTCCCCTCGCCATACAGACAGTGGCACGTTCAGGTCTTCCTTCATATCGCGGTGAAAGTCTTCCAGCATCTTTTGCGTGAGGTCTTTTATCACGCACTTGCCAAACTTTTTGTGCTCAAATTCCATGTTAGCCCTTAGACAGTCTGCAACTTAGATGTAGTCTGAATAGTCAGCCAGTTGGTCAGTTTCGGGTTGTAAACGCCGTCCAACACCAGATCGTAGGTCATCAAACCGTTCTTATCCTGGAATAGCTCAGGCGCTTGCATTGTGTGGCCTGCAAAGGTCAACACCATCTCACGCAAAGTCCCGGCAGAACCAACTGTGTATTTGATCTTGACTTGCTTTTCCAGAATAGCGCTGGCAGTCGCAAGCATGGCGATTAGATGGTCATCGGTTGAGTCGTTTAATTCCAGGCTGAGCTTCAATTGCCCGCTCCACTTGTTATCGTAGGATGCGGTCGGAGTGCATTCACCCAGGAAGTTGTGATACTCCCGGTTAGCATTGACGCTTAACTCCCAGCTGAACGCGCTCGATGCCAGCGGAGTAAAGGTTGTGCCCGCCCAAGTTTCAATCGCAACGGAAGCCATGCAGCCGGTTATGCGCGTGCCGGTGGTCAAGTCAGGCAATGTAGCCAGCGTGCCAGCAACCACTTTGCCGCCCATCAATGACGCGCCCACGCTCACACCGGAGTTGGCAGCGCCGCTCAATGTCAGGCTCGTGACGCTTGCATCCTGCATCTGCCAGACTTCGTTTGTCTGCCCGAATTGCAAGGTCGCAAGGTGCGGCGCAGGGGCGGTTGTAAGCGGCGCGGCATAATCCCGAACATACGGATCAGCACCGGTCGGAGTTGCGTCCGTGCCAAACAGCATTTCCAACCAGTAGTTCAATTCCTCGAAGTCGGTATCGCTCGTCTCAGCCGTTGCGCTGGATAGATAGCGGTCAAGCGTGGTCTGGTGTGTCGGAGCCATTGTGCCCCGCAATTGGTCAAGCGCACGGGTTTCGAGTTCCGGGCGCAATTTGAAGCTTGACACGTTCTGCAGCTTGCGGGTTGCCGTTCCGTTCGCCGTGCCAAAAGCCGACTGCCAGCCGAGTTGTAATACATTGTGTGCGTTAAGCATTTTCTACCTCTTCTTTGTGTTTTTCTAACTTGTAAATGCCCGCCTTGAGCGCGGCTTTCGTCAGCTCCTTCGGGAACTGTTTCCACTCGTCCACGCTCAAATCGCGCGCTGGCAGTCCCACGAAGTAGCCACTTCCTTGATAAATATATTTATCCACTGACTACCTCCAATACTTGTAATTGACACAGAACGCCGGAATAGAAACGCCCTGATCCGCGCGGCCACTCATATTCGCCCGGCGTAATAGCTACGCTCTGCAATGTCGTGTTGGATGTCGGGCATTTGCCCCACGTCCGCATCCCGTCCAGGTACTTGCCTGAGTACTCCACCAACTTCGGTGCAAACTCACGCAAGCCCAAGCCCTGCTCGGAAGGCTGCCAAAGCATCAGGTCGGTTATCTGCCAGATGATTGACATAGCCGTTCCAATCGCAATGTGCTGCCCTTCACGCCCTTCACCCGGCATGGTTGCAACCGGAAGCAGAAGTCGGCAAGGCAATTGCGCGGTCGTGATAGATTCCGGCAGTTCGTCCAGATCGTAGGCGTAAGGCGTAACACCATCTGTCATACTCACCGACAAAGCCGCCAGTGACGAATAAACGCCTAAAATCGCGCTTGCGCTCATACTATCCGCCTCTTATATCTATCCAGCAGCCTGGTCACATCCGCCGGAAGGTTGGTCGGCATAATGGTCACGCCGTCACCTGTAATAAGCGGGCGATCCAAGTCAGCCGAATTATCCTTCTGCCGATACAGGAACGCGGTCAGCCTGACGCAAGCGTGCTGGATATCAGCCGGAGCGGTCGCAGAATAGCCCCACGTGCCAGCCACGCTGATCTCACTATCGACGTCCGAGAAGCTCCACGATTGCGACTCGTCCAAACGGATAAGCCACTTCGGGCTGTCATTGCGCGGGAAGAGGCGATAATTGCCGCTCGTGACTTCCACCGCGTTGCCATTTGTGAGCTTGGTGACAGTCAGCAGGTCTTCGCCGTATAGCATCAAATCCTGCCCGTCCGTGCAATTCTCGCCGAAGTATTTCGTAGCGGTGACGGCTGTGAATGTTCGTCCGGTATAAGCATCAATCAAGCCTTCCGCACGCGTAATCAGATCGCCAAGTAGATTGTCGTCCACCACCGTCGATGCAATGCCCAAATAGTCTTTTACTTGTACGGAAGTTGCGTATGCCATGTTACTTGACCGCCTTTACTTTCGCCTTTGCTTTGTTGCCAACGATCTTGATTGCCGGTTCGTCTTCAATCAGCGCGGCATAACCGGCACGGACAAAAGCATCCACCGCGCTATCCGGCAACTCGGCAATTCCTGGCTCGAACTCAACCGCCTTGCGATCTACTTCAAACCGGAATGGAACTAATATTTTGACTTTCATCTTTACTCCATTCAGGCGCGCTGGATGAGCATTGTCACCACGCCGCCCTTTTCGTCACCCGCGGTTGCCACTTTCAAAGTTAGCGTGCCCGATCTAACCCACAGCATTTTGGTCGGGTCGTTGATATATACGGTTGCGGCGGCTGTCACATCCGCCCCCTCACCGCACAACACGTCCAACCCATCACCGTCTTCGATGGTTACATCGTATAGGTTGGTCGGTGCTGTTCCGCCTGAGTCAGAAGCCAGACTAACTTTTACGATCTTTCCGCAATACCAGCCGGAAGCGGCTGAACTTACAGCCCCGCCGGTTGCGCTCAACCAATCCCATTGAATTTTCTGCAATGGATATTCAACGCTGTCTTGCGTTATTGTTACAACTTGCGCTGCCATAAATGTTTCTCACTTTCGAGGGTCTTGGGGCGGAACTGAGTCCGCCCCTTCATAACCCCCACAGATTTAGAGGATGATCGCCTGAGTAGCGGCGGTCTTCGGGTACGTGCCCGAACCGTTGTACAATATAGCGATAGCGCCAACCAGCACAACGTCAGTGCCAGCCGCGCCAACAGCTTTTTGGAACGGTTTAGCCGGGTCAACCGGCATATCTATCGCGTAGACCTTGCTTGCTCCGGTCGCAGCCGCAATTTGAGTCAAAGCCGCGCCGGAAACATCAGCGGCACCGCTCATGCCAGTTGCGGCAGCAGACTGAACTTTATAGTCCAGTGTTGCGCCGGTCGCCATAGCGCCAACGGTGATAATGTGACACACGCGGTCAAAACCGGTGCAGTCAATTTCGGTCTCGGTCAACGCCGTGTTGGAACTAACCGGCACGATCGATGGAACAATCTTGCAGTATCCTAATAGGCTCATTTTATTTATCCCCTTTCAGGATTATGATCCGCCCTGGGTCAAATACTTGAACGCCAAAGTCTGAAGCACGGCACCGCCAAAGCGCTGTTTCACG